GCATCCTCCGCATTAATACCCAGCAACTCCCGCACGGGTAGATCACTGGTGTAATGCGGATAAGCGACTGAACGACCGAATTGATGATTACTGGCCACCCAGCCCATGCGCCCGCTAAAGCCCACTTGGGCGAGATCGTTTTGCAACCAGCGCTGCAAATACTCCGGTAAGCGTGGGAACATCTTGCCCTTCCACGCATCGGTACGCGCCGCCATCGCAGCACCCTCCGGAGTCACATTGGCGCGGATCCGCTTGCGATTCACTTGTAGGAGGTATTGAGCGGCCTTAGCCAAGGCTTTGCGCCGACTCACCGGCCCTGCATTGCGATATAAAATGGCGAGCGCTTCCGGCAGCTTTAAACCTTCGGCTAGCATGTCACCACCCGACCGGTCGGAGTATTGCGGCTCAGTTCAACCAGCTCCAGATCAATGAAGAGATCGAAGCTGGCTTGATTATTACGCTCTAACATACCGGTCAGCTCCGCGTTTAAGCCCTCGCTTTGTAACCACGCCAAGAGGTTGTCCACCACATTGTCTGGCTTTAATTGATTCTTACAATGCACGGTCAGGATATAGTCCCGCCGAATTTTAAAATCATGCTGGCTGGCTGCGGGTACCAAACCCTGAGGTGCTTCCAGCACAAACTGCTCGGTTTCATGAAACTCAGCACCGGCTTTAAAGCGCGGAATCGTGACGGCAAAGTCCTCGGTCGGAATCTGCAAGGTCTGTGCTAAATACTCTTCCAGTCGAATTAAGCGCTCTAGCATCAAATCAACTCCATGAAGTCTGTATTGCAAAGTGCCCGTAAATGACTCAAGTATTGCCCCTGCCAATACGCGGCGGCTTCTTCATACACCGCGGCTTTAGGCACGGCATAGTCCTTGGTATCGGTGGAGCGATAGCGGCTCGTTAAGAGCTGCATAGCCTTGCAATACACCGCTAAGCGGTAGCTTGCGACCACCACCGACTCGCCGTTGATCTCCGCACTGGGAACCGCGACTAAGCTTAAGTAACCCGCCTTTACCCACGCACAGACCGGCTCGGTCAGTTCGCTATTCACGACCTGCATCGCTTCCACTAAACAGGCTTCACGACGCGCTGAGCTGTAGCTCTGATCAAGTTGGTACTGCGCCTCAAAGCCAGCCGCATCCATATCCGGACAAAAGCCATCATTCGCTACATAGCGTGGCGCTGGAGTGACCGGTTCCGGTGCGGAGGGTGCTTCGACAAATAAGTAGCTCGTGGTCATTCGTCATCTCGCAAGTCTTTGCCCCGCGCCATGCGCAATAAATCCCGCTGGAGTTGGTCAATCTTGTCCCATTGACGTTTCACAATCAGACCCATAATCAAAACCAAGCCTCCCAGAATCCCCGTTACACCCAAATCTTGGATCGCTGCCGCTGCATCGACGATCTCAGTCATAGCGCTGACCTTTTGAATTATTAATGTTTAATCAGCTTGCCGGTTTTCAGGTTCAGCCCGTGCTGCTCTTGCCGGTCGAATAAAATATCGGTCAGCACCTTTAAGCCCGTGGTAGAAATGAGCAAGACAAAGCCCAAGCCCGCGGAACCCTCCAAGCCAGGCCAGATGCTTACCATCAGGCAAGCAAATGCAAACCCGTAGGCTAAATAAAACCAGCGACGATAATCACTCCGCTCCACAAATAAGCGAATTGCACAGACCAGAATCACGCCATAGACCACTAACAACAGCAGATCGGTCATGGAGCACCCCCTAAAACAGCCCCACCCTCTCTCAAGTCATGATCAGACGGTTTTTCTAACACCGTTGCTGACTCAGAGAGGGCTGGCTGCGTGCGAGGAGCCTGTTTTTCCAATTCTTTGATCTTGCCTTTGACGCCGATATCCCCTTTTAAGGCATCGGCGTGGCGGTAATAGTCGAGCGCTAATCCAGCGTCACCGTCGCGCTCTTTCAGCTGGGCGGCGAGTTTGTAAAAGTGTGCACTGATGATGTCTTTGGCAGTCAAGGGCCACGCAAACACACGATCAAATGCCCACCAGAACACGGTTTCCACGCTCTGATCATCAACTTTGAACGCCTCATTCGCCGCTTGCACAATGCTATCGGCTAACAAGGTGGATAAATTCCGCTTGGTCCAAGTGATGATTTGCTGGGTTTGGATGGCATAGTCGGCTAGCACCATAAACCAGTCATAATCGCCCGCATCCCATGCCCAGATAGTATTCAAGACCAAGACCTCGTTTTGAGTGGTCTGGCCTTGCTCCATCCATGCTTGTAGATAGCTGCGATACTTCACCAACACTGCGCGTTTGGCTCCATTGCGTTCCACATGGTCCGTGGGATAAGCCGCCTTTAAATGCGCTTTATCCTGTTGGCAGGCCGCGACGAGGAGTTGATACTCCTGATCGCTGGCGACGAAGCCTTGCTGTTGTTGCTGGCGAGCCTTAGTAATGGCCTGTTGTTGGGCACGAAAGGACTGGAATCCCATGCTAGCTCCTTAGTCAATTGTCCAGACGTCAGACGCGGCGGCCCAATTGCCCTCCTCGTCTTTCATCTGAATCGCATCCGGATGCACACACACCGCACCTTCTGCCGCCTCGACCACGTAGTCTTCACGCTCGAAGATATATTCGACCAAGCCTTTTTTCTCGTGATCATCTTCCATCAGCTTCCGGCGCATACTGCCCTTCTGGTAGTAGCGGGATAAGTTGCTCAGCTCAGTCAGGAAGATACCGCGACGTGGAAATTCATCCGACTTCACCCGCAAGGTTTCGCCGAAGGTTTGCTTTTGCAGCAGATCTTCCACCGCACGGCGCTCGCTCGGTTTAGTGTGATGCTCGTTCCCCAGTAGCTCGACGTTTTCAGTAATGGTGAGCTCATCACCAATCAGCACCCGTAAGCCAGTACGGTTTTGGTATAAGCGATGCAGCTTTTCATAGCGCAGGTAGTACACCAGCTGGTTTAAGTTGCGGAAATCCGCATCAGGATCAGTCGGATCAATCTTGATCGGGACAATCGCACCCGTACTATCAATGCCCACCACATTTTCCGGATATTCTTCGATCATGAATTGGAAGAAGCCCTTATTCACGTCCTGCAACAGCGGATGCGCGAGGGCATCGGTATTTTCCACATTGGCTTGACCGTTCCACATCAGCAATAAACGATCGCGGGCTTGGGCAAACATCACTTGATTGCGGTAGCGTTGATAGAAGTCAGGTAGATGTGCCCACTGATCGATCTTGTTCCAGGTGATGCAGGTATCTTGCTCGACTTCAAAACACTCGAAGCTCCGCTGGACTAAGCCGGTCGGATCAGTGGGACGGCGCTTACTGCCTTGGGCATTCGCGGTGGTGGTGCGCTTGGTAATCGTGTTCGGTACACCAAAGCCTAAAATATCGCCCTTAATTTCCTTCACCGAGACATTATTGACTTGGCTTAAAAAGGCATTGGATTGCATGATTTTATCCTCAATGCTTTGCTCCACGCGGGGAGTCACATTGAAGGATTTCGTCGGGTTTTGCCCGCCGTTTTGCTTGTGGGTAAACGCAAGGATCTGATCGACCGCTTTGCGCACTTCAGGTGTCATAGACATAAAGAAATCCTGCTTAATTCGGGACTAGGCCGTCCTCACGACGGGCTAGGCTATTAATTAGTAATCGTACTGCCATTCAGCGGGATTGGCTGGATCAGCGCTACCGGTATTCACAGGCACAGCCGTCGCTTGACCATTGGGCTTAGCCGCAAACTCCTCTAGCTTCTTGCTGATCAGCTCACTAACTTGTTCAGCAGATAAACCTACCATCACCGGTGCGACTGGTTCAGAGACGGTCTTGTCTGGTTTGCTAGTTTCAGCGGGCTTTGTCAATTGAGCACTTAATGCTTGGATGGCTTCCAACTGCTGTTTTTGCAGCTCTTCAAACTTGGTAAATTGTTCAGGTGTCATGGGTACATCGACCTCGGTTTTTTTTGATTCTTTGGATTCTAATGAAAAGAACTTGGCAAAAGGCTTAAACCATTTAGGCATTTGCTCAGCAGGATCATTCAGATCCGCCGCAAAACCTTCGGGTACGGTGCGGCAAATACGTTCAGCGTGCTCGAGGGCGCTAAGATGCACCTCTTGCGTACCGATGCTGGCAGGATTATTGGTCATGAGTAGACCGATTAAATAAGCGCTGCCTTCATCCTTGTAATTGGTGTGGATCTCCATACTGCTGTGTTGGAGTTGCCCTGCGCGATTGAGCTGCACTAATTCAGGCGTGGGTTTTAAGCGTAAAAACAACGCTAAGCGGCCTTGCTCATCCTTGCCCGCTTTCACCGCAGTCACATGACCATAGGTGGTGAACTTGTTCCCATGATCCCAAGCCCAGACCTGGGCTTTATATTCGCCGACCGGATCATAGAGTCGCGCCATATCTTTGAGCCATTGCTCTTCAATTTGACGACCATCAATGGTTTTGCCCGCTGTTCCTACTTTAATCCAGTCGGTCTCGTAAGCCACGCCGATGCCTTTGCTGTCATATTAAGGCCTTTAGTATCGAGACACTGCCCTGATCGCTGCAAGGAGCAAAATGTCTAGATCAGCCCATCTAGACATTTTTGTGAGTGACTCGCACCACCATGCTGCATAAGGTCAGCAGCATGACAGCCAATTACAAGAAAAAAGAAGCTTACTCAGCCGACACCATTGAAGCTGCCCGTCTGCGCTGGCTGGATGGTGTGTCAGTGTTGGAGATTTGCCAGCAACTGGGGATCAATAGCCGCAATGTGGTCTACAGCTGGCGGGATCGCTTTGAATGGGAAGCACAGCGCCTCCCTGAAACTGCCCTCTTAGTCACGACGCGCAGTTTCAACCGCATTATGGATCAGGACAAAAAGTCTGAGGCGGATTGGCTCGAGTTGAATCGCTTGGCTGACATCTTAATCAAACTTGAAAAAGCGGATGCGTACCGCCGTGGTGATTACATTGGCGAAGGTCGCCCACCAGGCATGAAGACCGGCGAAGGCAAAGCACGCAAGAAACGCCAACGCAATGATGTCAGCGCCATCACGCTTGAGCAGTTGCAAGCGGTGGAGGATCAGATCCTTTATCCTCATCAAAAGATTTGGATTAAAGCGGGTGAAGATCCACTCACCTCCCTGATTCGCTTTATCCTCAAATCCCGCCAGATTGGCGCCACTTATACCTTCGCGTGGGAAGCGTTTAAAACGGCGATACTGAGCGGACGCAATCAGATTTTCATCTCGGCCACCCGTGCCCAAGCCGAGGTGTTTAAAGCCTACATCAGTATGGTGGCGATGGATCACTTCGGCTTGGAGCTATCGGGAAATCCCACGCGCTTAAGTAATGGGGCGGAATTGCACTACTTAAGTCCGAATAGCAATGCGCAATCGCGCTCAGGTGATGTCTACTTTGATGAAGTGTTTTGGACCAAATCCTTTGCCAAAATGGAAGAAGTCGCCGCCCCGATGGCAACCTTAGATGGCTGCAAACTCACCTATTTCAGCACACCCTCGGCGATCTCGCATGAGGCCTATGAAATCTGGAGTGGGAAGCGCTTCACTAAATTCAACCCCAAGGTCAAGATTGATGTAAGCAAACACAGTGAACTCACCCAAGGCCGCTTGGATGGCGATGGCATCTGGCGCTGTGTGTGCACCATTCACGATGCGATTGCCCTAGGCTGGGATCGTGCTAGTGTGGAGAAGCTACGCTTTAAAACGCCTGATCCGGAGCGCTTCAAGAATATCTACGAGTGCCAATTCGTGGATGATACCAATAGCGTGTTTAAGCTCTCAGAGATCCTCGCTTGCTCGGTGGATGTGGCGAGCTGGATCGACTTCAAACCCGATGCGGATCATCCGATTGGCTCGCATGCCTGTTCCTTGGGCTATGACCCCGCCGGTACCGGTGACAATGCTTCGGTGGCGATTAGCACCAAGCCCGAAAGCATTCTGGAGAAATTCAGGTTGGTGCATAAGGAAGTGTGGAAAAATATGCGTGGCCCTGCGCAAGCCGCCCGCATTGAGCGCTTCTGTGCACAGTTTGTGATTGAGGATATGGAGATCGACGACACTGGGGTGGGTATTACCGTGGGTGACTTTATTGAGCCGTTTTTCCCGTATGTGAAGCGGATTCGCTACAGTCCCGACTATAAAAGCCGCATGGTGCAAAAGTTTCAATCCCTGTTAGCGGCTCAGCGCTTTGAGTACGATGAAGAGGATAAAACTTTGCCGCTGGCCTTTATGACCGTGTTCCAAACCATCACGGATAAAGGCGTTATTACCTACGCGAGCAATCACAGTGAGGATGTTGGCCACGGTGATGAAGCATGGGCGGTGATGCATTCCTGTATGTGCGAGGCACTCAATCCGGCCAGCCGCAGGAACTTTAGTTTAGATATGTATTAACCCGTCGTGAGGACGGCTTGACCCTTAGTAGGTAGACACAATGGCAGCAACAATGGGAGCCGATGGGCTAATTCAATTCACGCCCGATTCGCAGGAATCCGTTTCATTTTATGAGTTTGGCCACGGTGCATTTGGTGAGCCACGCTCGGCTGTCAATGCGCATGAGCTGATCGACTACTTAGGGGTGTTTTTATCGCCCCATGACTACTACAGCCCACCAATTAGCTTGCGTGGACTGTTGCAACTGATGCGCGCGAATCCGCACCACGGCGCACTCCCCTCGTTTAAAGCCAATCTTTTATGTAAATACATGGAAGACAATCGAGCCATCAGTCGGCGTGACCTCAAACAGGCTGGCATTGATTATTGTGCGATGGGCAATGCTTACTTTCAGGCGATCACCAATGGCTTTGGCCAAGTCATCCAAGTTAAACACTTACCAGCCGTCTCCATGCGTGTGAAAGCGGATGGCCATTACTGCATGCTCTTGCAAGATGGCAAACGCTTGGATTTTAAAGAGGGTGAAGTGATTCACCTGAAAGACTACGAACCCAGCCAACAGGTTTACGGTGTCCCCTATTGGTTTGGCGCTGTGCAATCCATTCTCTTAGGTGAAGATGCGCGCCTGTTTCAACGGCGCTTCTTCTTGAATGGTGCGCACATGGGCAACTTGTTTGCCACCTCTGGTCTCACCCCGAAAGAAGAGAAAACCTTAAAAGAAAAGCTCGAAAGCAGCAAAGGCATTGGCAACTTCCGCTCGGCGCATGTGGGCATGCCAACAGGTGATGTAGACAAGGTGATCAAGGTGATTCCGATCGGCGAGTTCGGTAATAAAGTCGAGATCACTAAGTACGCGAACCTGAGTGCCTCGGATGTGTTGGAAGCATGGCGCATCCGCCCAGAGCTGGCGGGGATGATGCCCGAAGGCACGGGCAGCAGCGGTGACTTAGGCAAGATTATGGAGCTGAATTACGAATATGAAGTGATCCCGTTCCAGCAGGATTTTCAGGAAATTAATGCCTACTTACCGGCACGCTTGCAGCTCAAGTTTAAGGAGTGGAAGCGTCCGGATCTGCCGAAGTAATCAGAGGTAAAGGCTGTGTTGCTTAAAATAAAATCCTATCAAGAACAATAGATTACTGTATGAAAATCACCTGCCCGCACTGCGCTGAATCCATGACCACGATCAATCGGCATAATCTACTGCGTACCCAAGATCAGCGCGACTTTTTCAAAGTCACCTTGGTCTGTCGCAATTGTGGCAGCCAAGGCACGGCTGAGATTGAAACGCGCATCACTGCCCTACCGCCACCCACTGAAACGACAGCCCGCGCTTGCATCAATTGATTGGACAGCATTGGACAATGTGCAATGCGCCACACCTTAGCCCTTCTTTGATCTAAAATCCCCGCCAAGCCTTATGGCAGCTCGCTTGCAGCCGTGTGAGTGGATTTTACTTTTCGCCCAGCTCGCGCTCCTTCGCGCCTGTCGCGTGCTTGGCGTTTGTGCCCGAAATTCCAATCCACCGTCCAAAGCCATTCACCCCCAATTCACCCAAGCCGCCTACACTGAACCCTTACTTTTTACCAATGCCCTGTCGTGAGGACAGCACATGAACCGCGAACTTTTCTTCAAAGCCTTGCGCAGCACCTTATTTAAACCAGGACTCAAAGCGCAAGCCGTCAAACGCCTCGACGCTATTCTTGATGAAATCCAAGCCGCCGCTTACAGCCACCCCTACGGCATCGCCTATACGCTGGCGACCGCTCACCATGAAAGCGACCAATTCAAAAGCTATCGAGAATATGGGGATGCGGCTTACTTCAAAAAAATGTACGACATTGAAGGCAGCCGCCCACGCAAAGCCCGCGAACTCGGCAACCTCAATGCCGGCGATGGCGCCAAATACGCAGGTCGTGGGCCGGTGCAAATCACGGGGCGCAACAACTACCAACAGCAAAGCCAGAAACTCGGCATCGACCTGCTCCAACAGCCCGAACTCGCCGAACGCGACGACATTGCTGCCCGCATTCTGGTACGTGGGATGCTGGATGGCGACTTCACCGGCAAACGGCTTAGCGATTACTTCACCGCGGAGACTTACGACTTTTTCAATGCGCGTCGGATGATTAATGGCATGGACAAAGCCGCCCTCATCGCAGGCTATGCAGACGCCTATTTAGCAGCGCTGATCGCCGCAAGCGAACCGATCAAAATCCTGATCGCGCTCAACGCTAGCGACACGCCCTATGCCTAAACTCCACGCCCGGGCTTATAGCGATTTCAAAGAAGATGCGCTCCGCATTGAAGACAACACCAGCGTGATTGGCTGCAACTTTGTGGATAGCGTGGCTAGCAGCGCCGCCCACCGCGACGCTATCCAATTGATTCCGCCCCACCAAGGTAAACGCCTGCAATTTGCCGGTGCTGAACTCTGTGGGGTGAAAATCTATGGCAATCGGATTAGCAGCAAGGGCAAGCTGCAATGTATCTTCATGAGTGATGGCATCGCGCGCGACTTGCGCATTATTGGCAACACCTTGAGCACCCAAGGCCAACACTACATCAGCTTGGCTGGGATGATGGAAGGCTGGATTGAGGGGAATATCAAACCAGACGGGAGCTACGCGCCGATTCTGCTTGATCCGGTGCGACTGGCGGGTGAGCAGAATGTGTATATCTTAAGCTTCCAAGATAGCCGCTATCGCTACCCACCGCTGCACGAATTGATTGATGCCGACACCCTCGCCGCGGGCGTGGTTTGCGACCGACGCGGCAAAGTGTTTGATCGAACGGCGACTTACTTAAGTGATTTTGACCTCAACGGCTTTCGCAAAGCCCTAAACCGCCTCGACACCCAACGCCCATTGCAAGCCCATATCAGCGCTATCAAAGCACTCGCGCTGCAATGTGGGAATCTTCTTAATCCCCTCTAAAACGGGGAAGCATTCAAACCTTGGAGCGCTTACCGTAAAGCGGAAAGCGACTTGTCTTAATCCCCTCTAAAACGGGGAAGCATTCAAACAAAAAGAATCAAGTGCTTGGCTTTGGTGAATCCGTGTCTTAATCCCCTCTAAAACGGGGAAGCATTCAAACACCGCTGCCGCTGTGCTTACAACCACGCGATGAAAAGTCTTAATCCCCTCTAAAACAGGGAAGCATTCAAACTCCGCACAATGAACGCATTAGCACAAACCGCACGTCTTAATCCCCTCTAAAACGGGGAAGCATTCAAAGGTCACTTGCAAGCTAACCCATGTATCAGGTCACTTGTCTTAATCCCCTCTAAAACGGGTAAGGCTTCAGACCATGTGGGTTATCCGTAACGCAAACCATTATTAGTCTCAATCCCCTCTAAAACGGGGAAGCATTCAAACGGTACGTTGCCCGTGGTGTGATGAAGGAATCGGTCTTAATCCCCTCTAAAACGGGGAAGCATTCAAACGAAGATGAAAAAGCAATTGAATATTTTTCAGCGCCGTCTTAATCCCCTCTAAAACGGGGAAGCATTCAAACCCCTATTCTCGTAAACCTGTTCGGCTCTCCAGTCTTAATCCCCTCTAAAACGGGGAAGCATTCAAACCGCACTTTAGCCTTAAATCTCTGCAAGTTCAGCAGCGTCTTAATCCCCTCTAAAACGGGGAAGCATTCAAACGCTCGTGGCTGGCGAAGCTTTTAAATCAATCACTTACAGAGGCCCTTAGCAGGAAATGCACTGGCTAAAAAGTTGCCTTGAGAAATTTTTAAGCAATCTACAGTTCAATTGTAAAAAAACCACTCGCTTTGCCTAGCCAGTCCGCTTTAGTTTACGCAATTTTTGCCCAAAAACCAGCCTTTTTTCCAGCGCTTGACAGCTCACCCAGAGCGCTCTATCTTAAAAGCATAAGGCAAAAAACCTTATCGGGATTAGCACCCCGCTACCATTACCAAGCGTACAGACCGCGCTTAAGCGGTTTTTTTGTGCCAGCAACAAACTATTGCCAGCACAAAATGTCCCTTATGTGGGCCTGTGCGGGGCAACCTTCGGGTTGGCCGGTGCTTGGTAGCCGGTAGTGCTAACCCCGTACAGCGCCCGCACCTCTGTTTAGCACCAGACTGCGGGTAGTTCGAACCTTTACCAAGGACACTACCATGTCGAATCTAGTTATTGCCCCCGAACTCACCGTGATTGATGGCGTTGCCTTCTGCACCAGCCTGCAAGTCGCCGAACACTTTGATAAACGCCATGATCATATTCTGCGTGATATTGAAGCCACGATTGCGCAAGTCATTGATTCTTCCGAAAACCCCAAATCTGGGGACACCGAAAACCTCTTTCAAAAAACCGACTACACCCTCACCAACAACTTTGGCCACACCGTCAAAAAACCCATGTACCTGCTCACCCGCGACGGCTTCACCCTGCTCGCCATGAGCTACACCGGCGCCAAGGCCATGCAATTCAAACTCGCCTACATGGACGCCTTCAACCGCATGGAAGAAGCCCTTAAATATCAACTCGATAAAACCGAAACCATCGACCACGAACAACTCCGCCACCTCGAATGGCGCATCCGCCAAATCGCCCTGAGCTTCCACATGCAAGAATCCGCGCGCCAATGGCTGCAAAACATGCTGCGCTTTCAGTTCAACGTCAAAAACCTCAGCCAACTCAAAGCCGATGACTTCTCCAAAGCCGTACTACTCCTCGAACGCGCCGACGAAGAAGGCCGCACCTACCTCGACATGCGCCTTGAGCTGGAACAAACCATCCTGCGCGATTATCTGTGTAGCGGTCTGCCCTTCACCGGCGTCCTCAGCCGCCAATTTAGCAAAGCCTTCCAGCAGCGCTTGCCGGATCGTCCGGATTGGAAAGCGGTGGTGTTGAAGTTGGAACAAGTGAACACCACGGATTAAAGGGACAAGAGGCACAAGGAAGTGCCTCAACCAACCCTCACTTCAACATACGGCCTACCGCAGAGCGTTAAGCATCATTAATCCATTACTTAAAGAAATGGGTTAATGATGACTAAACCAGTTTCCAGTTTAAACCCATGCTGCAAATCCTCACTTAACACAGCACTACAGCCTTGTTCAGAAGCTGATGCCAAAATGAGGCTATCATAAAAACTTAGCTGATAGCGCCTAGCAATGGATATCGCGTGGTGGGTCGTTTCCACTGTCAACGGCACAACATCCACATCTATTTGAATATCTCGTAACAATGAATCAACTTCAGTAAATTTTTGTGGAAATTTCCGCCTTAGTACATTGCAAAACTCATTCAGCGTTTGTGCACTGGTGATAGCTTCGCCCGAGGTTAACAAGCGTTGGGCAACCGTTTTTTTAGCTTCATCCTGAGTCGTATTGGCATAGATCAGAATATTGGTATCAAGAAAAAAGGGCTTAGCGCTCATTCGCCGCTTCCCGATTAAACTGGAAACCACGGGTATTTAGCTCCAGCGATTTCAGTTCACGGCGGGCGGGTCTTGCCAGCACTTGTTGCAGGTGCTGATGCACAGGTAAATCACTAGGATGTATAGTAGTCTGGGGGGGTTTACGTAAACCATCCAGCAAGCGTTGAATTAGCGTGAGTTGCTCACTGAAGCTCAAGCGCTCTGCTTCGTGAAGCAAGCTTTCGACTGTTTGCATACTCATGGCTTTATTTTCTCCATTAAATGACGCCAGCATCTTTCAGTGCCTGCTGAACCATTGCCTTAACCTTAGCTTAGACTAAGTTTATTCCTCTACACCCTGTTTGCCTAGCTGACTGAATGCCTAGTGGGAGTAAGTTATAAAATCGAG